AGCCAAGAGGGCGCCATCATCAAGCGCGAGTGGCTGCAATCGACCTGGGACAGCCTGCCGACGCCGGACGAACAGCGACGCCAGCGAGCGCGGTGCATTGTGTCGGTGGACTGCGCGTCCAGCATGGGCAGCAACGCGGACTACACGGCGATCGTTGTCGCGCTGCACTGCGGGCACCACGTCTACCTGCGGCACGTCCGGCGCGGTCGGTGGGAGTTCCCCGCGCTGGCGCAGCAGGTGCAGGCGGTATGCGCTCAGTACGCCCCGCAGATGGTGCTGATCGAGAACAAAAGCAACGGGCAGGCGCTGATTCCCTACCTGCGCAAGCAGACCGATTGGAAGTGGAGCATCACCCCAATCGAGCCCAAGGGCACCAAAGCCGAGCGGCTGTACGCTCAGACGCACTGGATCGAAGGTGGCCGCGTGCTGCTGCCCGTTGCCGCTGACTGGCTGCGGGACTTCATCGGCGAACTCCTAGGCTTTGACGACACCGCATCCGCCAAGAAGGGGCAGCACGATGACCAAGTAGACGCGCTGTCACAGCTATTGGCATACTGCAGCGGCGGGCTTGTCCTGCCTACATGGTGAGACGATGGCACGCACCCTTGCACGCGCACGACAAGCCCTGCGGATGACCGCAGACGGCTGGGCAAACTTCCTCAGCGGCTTGGGCGTCGGCAACCGCGACGCATCGGTGTCCACGCAGTACGTCCAGCGTATTGAGCTGGGGCAAGAGACGTGCCGGGCGTTGTATCTTGGCGAGTGGGTGTGTGGACGCGTGGTAGACGACCTGTCACACGATGCCACGCGGGCAGGCTTTGACCTGGAGTCAGCGGAAGCGCCAGAAGTCGCAGACCAGATTGAGCAGCTGTGGGCAGAGTTGGCGGTAGAGCGCGCGCTGCAGGACGGCTTCCGCTGGGGGCTGACGTTTGGCGGTGCGGTGGGCGTCATGCTGACCGACGACACCCCGCAGACGTTTGATCGGATGCAGGTTCTTGCGCAGCCGCTTGTGCCGGGCAGCTACAGCAAGGTCGTGCGCATCGTCATCGCAGAACGCCCGTGGGCTGTGCCAAACATCGGAGACATTGACCTTGACCCCGCCAGCGTGAACTACGGGTTGCCCAAATACTACACCGTAAGCCCGCAGTTTGGCGCTGGGAGCCCCGTCTGGAACGTCCACTGGACGCGGATCCTGCGGTTTGACGGGCAGCCGGTCGACTCGTACACCCGCGTAGCCAATCTGAGCTATGGCGACAGCATCTTTCAGCGTCCGTTCGACGTGGTGCGAGGGCGCGGTGCAGCAATCCACGCCACGTCTGCGATCGTCCAGCGGTTCACGCAGGGCGTCATTTCGATGGCTGGCTTGCTTGGCGCTCTTACCTCCGAGCAAGAGGGCAACGTTCAAGCCCGTCTGCGCGCCTTCAACCTCGGGATGGGCGTCACCAGCTTGGGCGTTGTGGACGCAGAAAACGAGAAGTTTGAGCTACTTGGGCAGCCGGTCAACGGTCTGCAAGGGCTGCTCATGGAACTGCGCACCGAGCTTGCAGGCAGCCTGAACTACCCGCAGGCGCGGCTATACGGCGCCCAAGCTGGCGCGCTGGCATCGGCTGAGACGGACGAAAAGCAGTGGGCTGCCACCGTTCACAGCTGGCAGACCTTGCGCGTCTTGCCGCCGCTGCAGCGGCTTACCACCGTCATGCTGCAAGCCCGCGGTGCGCCGCAGTTGGGCAAGTGGCAGATCAAGCCGCGCCCAATCCAGCCGCCCAACGCCAAGGCAGATGCCGAGGTCCGCAAGGTGCAGGCTGAGGTCGATTTGCAATACATCCAAGCGGGCGTCCTGGAGCCGGTCGAGGTCCGCGCGTCGCGGTTTGGCGGCACCGTCTACAGCACCACGACGACGCTTGACCCGCAGATTACAGCGGCGATTGAGGCGAGCCAGCAGACGGCAGACGACGAAATGGAGCAGCCTGAGCAGGTGCCGGAAGTCGAGCCGCCTGAGGTGGCGTAGTGGCAGAGCTCAAGCCGCTCAAACCGCTCAAGCCTCTGCGTCCGTTGCGCGGACTGCCAGCGCCGGACCCACAGCGCGTCAATGCCCAGCGCATCGCGGTACTGAGCGCCAAGCCACAGCCGCGCATCCAGCCGCAGCCCGTGCCGCACTCGCTGATCGCAGGCTACGCGGTCAAGCTGGAGCGCATCGCAGCACGTGCCTACCAGATTGCCGACAGCACGGTAGGGGCAGCAATCCGCAGGCAACAGGCGCTTGCCTACAGCTACCAGCCCAGCTTGCGCCCTGACGCAGACGGCGACACGGTGGACCCTGACCATCCGCACGGCGTTGTCGAGTGGGGCGACCCTGCGGACATGACGCCGGCCAAGCGCGCGGCGTACCAGAACCACAATCACACGCCAGCGCAGAAGCGCCAGCTTGAACTGCCGCTGGTCATCGGTCGGGCAATCGAGAGCATGGACGCCAAGATGGTCGCCTATGAGCGTTCGCTTGACCTCGGGCCGATCATCGTCCAGCACGCCAACCGCGTAGAGACGTTTGCCGCGCGGGTGAACACGCAGATGCTTGAGACGATCGGGTTGCGTCCAATCGACCCAGGCGACGCCATAGCGGCAGCCCGTGACCAGTGGGTCAAGGCGAACGCAGAGCTGATCAAGAGCATCCCGCAGGAAGTGGCGCAGCGCGTCGGGCAGGTGACGCGCGAGATGGTAGAGGGCGGCGCGCGCTGGGAGACCATCTCCAAGCGGCTGCAGGATGAGGAAGGCATCAGCAAGCGCCGCGCCAACCTGATAGCCCGTGACCAGACCAGCAAGTACAACGGCGCGCTGAATCAGGCGCACCAGCAGGCAGCGGGAATCGAGTACTACGAATGGCGCGGCGCGATGGACGCACGCGAGCGACCGGAGCACGTCGCCATGCAGGGGCAGGCGGTCAAGTGGTCATCGCCTCCGCCTATGGGGCACCCCGGCGAAGCCATACTTTGCAGGTGTGTGGCAATCCCGCTGATTTCGCAGGCCAAAATCGCCGCCTACGAACCAACCACGTCAAAGCAGCTCAAAGAGCGCGTCAAGGCGCTTGGACCGCGCATCAAGGACCAGTAGCGGCGCAATCGTCGCTGCCTATAGGCAGAGCCTATTGACATTGGCAAAACCGATAGCCACGCTGTAACGCGGAGGTGCCCACGTGGCGCAGGTCTACCGGCAGGACGTTGTCCAAATCAAGCGCGCAGACGGCATCCAGCCGATTACGGGCTTTTGGCACGGCGAAGGTGTGATCGCCCGCGCTGGCGTGTACGAATACAGCGACGGGTCCACGACTTGGCGCGAGTTTGTACCGCCCGAGACCCTCAAAGACGAAGCGTGGATGCGGTCAATGCACCTCGCGCCAGTCACGCTTGGGCACCCGCCCGAGCTGGTGACAGCCGAGAACGTCCGGCAGTACAGCCGCGGCACGATGGACAGCGTAGAGTGGGAGGACGAAGGGCTTTGCAACGAAGCCCACATCGTGGTCCAAGACGTGGTGGCGATCGGCGCTGTCCAGCAGGGCATACGCGAACTGTCCTGCGGCTACCTCGCGACCATCGCGGACCAAGCTGGCGAGTGGGTTGACCCCTACGGCACCGCGCATCCGTATGACAGGATCCAGACCGCGCGCTACGGCAATCACCTGGCGATTGTCGAGCGAGGGCGCCAGGGGGCGTCTGTGGCACTACGCGGCGACGGCGCCGCCTACAGGGTGGAGAGCATGGCAGACGAGACCAAGCAGCGGCTGGACGCCGCGAACGCGCAGGTTGCGGACCTGCAAGCGCGCCTTGACGCGGAGACCGCCAAGGCAACCAAGCTGCAAGCGCAGCTGGACGAAGCCAAGGCGCAGGCCGATGCCGCCAAGGCTGCGGTTGAGCAGGCGCGCAAGGACGGCTACGCAGAAGGCGAGGCACGCGCGGAGCTTGTCGCGCAGGCAAAGACCGTCTGCGGGCAGGACTACCAAGCCGACGGCAAAGACGCCGTGACCGTGCGCCGCGACATGCTCGCCAAGCTGGGCGTCACCGTCCCCGACGACAAGAGCGCGGACTATGTGCTTGCCCGTCTGGATGCCGCTCTTGACGCGCGCACCAACACGACCGCTGGGGTAGCCTCTGCCCGCAGCGACGCCAAGACCATCAGCCCCGACGCTGCTGGCATCGTCAACGACCTGAAGCGG